TGATTATTAATTTTGAGATTAATAGTACTCATACAAATATAAGTTTTATGATTAGTATTATAACTACTAGAATCACATTACCTATGATTCCGCCAAGCAATGTAGCAATAATATCTAATATATCAAACTTTCCACCATATAATTTATCTTTGTATTCCATACCAACAGCAATACCTAACGTGAATATTATAGTTAGAAAACCTGTTAGTATTCCGTATTTAAAATGAAGCATACGGTTACTTACTTTCATCCAATTAAACATGAGCATTAATTTTAATAGTTTTAATATCTAGGTCTAGTCCAAAAGTTATCCTCTTGAGTATCGACCTTTTTACGATGTTTCATTTCATTCTCAGCAAACTTATCATTAGCAGCCCATTCAATACCACGAACAATCATTTCTGATACACGGTCAAAGTTACCTGTTTCGTTCCATTTCTTTAATTCAAGAACAGAAGGATGATCATATATAGTATGGAGAACTAATAGTTCTCTTCCGTCTGGACGTTTACCAATAACAGTATAAAGCATTTCTTTAAGCATTCGTAGACCGTCAAGTTTAACTTGATTATTACCTACGTTATAACCAATAGTAGTACTAATTTTATTCTTAATAGAAGTATCCCACAACCATACTGGATGACAACCTAAATAACGAAGAGCTTTCCATTTCTTAAAATTACTAATAGTTTCGCCTCGATTAGTTTCAACATTAGTAGTTCCAATACAATTATACATACGAGCTAAGTTATAACAAATTCTATCGGCTTCTTCAAGAGTATTAGGACGACCATAATAAGTAGCACAAAGCTTAGTTTTATAACCATTATAAATACATGGATTCATCCAAACTTTAATACTATTATGAGAGTGCTTATTAGTAATTTCGCCTTTGTCTTTATCAATACCAACAGGGTCATAACTTATACTATAAACTCCGGGAGGGCAACCTTTGATCGGAGTGTTACTTTTTTTATCAGTATAAACAACACTAATAGGTCTAAAGAATATACGAATACAACCATGCGGATCTTCGTTACTATGACGAGGAACATTTTTAATATAATCAAAATAATCATGATTAAACTTAGCTCCTTCACGAATAGCAATACGAGCATTAGACATAAATTCGAACTTCTCGTTATCGTATTCAACAAACAAACCATCAGTATAGAATTTATAATCATTGCTAATACGAAGTTCTTGTTCCCATTCATCAAGTATTTCACTACTAAATATATTCTCAGTAACAGAACTAAAAGATTCAGCAGGCATATTAGCATACTGACCACAATAACTAATATACTTAGAGAATGATTTAGAATTCTTCTTCTCAGCAGCACGTTCTTCTTCTGCAATCTTAAATCCAAGAGCTACATCAGAATTACCATCTTTATCAAGAGAAGTAAGATTAGCAATAGATGAATCTTCGCTAATCTTATAACCTTCAAGACCCCAACAGTAAGGTTTAAAATAACCACAAACAGAATCTCTACTATCTTTATCCCAAACATTTTCAAAAGGCATGAACGAACCCGATCTAGGATCATAGAAGTTTTGTTCGAATACAGCCCAACCTTTATTAGCTTTACCAGCAGTTCCCCAAGCATTTAAGAAACCAGTAAGTACAGAACCTGTTTTAAGTGTCGGAGTAGTAACGTCCATAAAGTCATCGAAGTTCTCGAATTCAGACATTTCCTCACACTTAATTTCTCCGGCATCTTTACCAACAGCAGCAGACGGATTATTATTAGTTGACACTGATATACAAGCGCTATTCCAACTACTAGTATCTACAACTCCTGTACTTTGATCTTTAAAACCTAGAATAAAGTCACTTGAATCAATCTTAGCAATACCTCTAGCAAAAGGAGTATGACTTTCATAAAAGATAATCTGTTTCTTCATAAAGTCAGATAGACCACCAGATTGAATCAAGAACTTATTATCAGCAGCAGCATGAATAACAGAACGATTTGGAACTAGATTTATATAATTAGCAGAACCAATAGCTTCCATATAACTAAAACCACCACGACGAGTTTTATCGTTAATAAGAAAGAAACCGTTGTCTTTACAAAACTGTTTAATAATAAAGTACCACCATTGACAGTCAATAAAACGAGGAAAGCCTAGAATCTTCTTACCAGTAACTTTACCTTTTTCTATTCTAAGAGTTTTAGTATCTAGTTTAAGGATACGTCCATAGTTAATAAAATTATAATGCTCGCCTGTAATATATAAATCTTCAACTTCACCAGTTTCGGTATTTAATTTACAAGGAGCTTTATAACCTACCATTCTACGAATAGTTTCCTGCTTACGAAAGTTAATATGAGGAATACTATCTTCATTAAATAGTGTGTACTTTCCTCCATTCTTTTCAAACTCATTAGCAGCAGGAGTAAGCAAATGAGTATTAACGAATCTATACTTTGGATTAATATTAAGAAGAAATCCTCCCGATTCACCTATAAGGAATGAATCAGTAGGATCATGATAACCATTATCTTTAGCATGTGGATAATGAGATTTATCTTCATTTATATAATTCCAAAATGGATATTCGCGTAATTCCATATTTCATTTATTTTATAAGCATTGCAGCAACAATAGTTATAATAGTTCCAAAGCCAATAGCTACATTACGTTGCTTTTTATATTTCTTAGATTTCTTTTGTTCATCATTAAGACTATCAATAGCATTATTAGCAACAGTAGATATTCTACGAATCTCAAACTTTTGTCTAGCTATAATACTATCAGCAAATATACAATCTTGAACTTTAAGTTCATAAGCAGCTTTAAAAGTTTCATATTGAAACTTATATTCATCAGATAGAATTAACTTTGCATTAGCTATTTTAATAATGTCTTTATTAAGACTTATTGAATCCACCCCCGTAAAGGAATGTGAAACTAGAGAATCTACCTCGCTCTCCATTCGTTTCAATCTATCTTCCGACTGGCTTTGAGCATAACTCAATGAACTTCCGAACAATAGCAATGCTATCACTATCGACAATAGCTTTATGTAGTTCTTCTTCATTCTTTGTATTATTAGCGTTATTAATAAAGATAGTATCAATAAGTTTAGCAATACTATCACGTTTGTTACTTTCAACGTAAACAGTGTCTACTTTGACATAAGAAATTTCTACACCTTTCTTATCGTTATTTAATAATTTTAGCAACCAAATGGCTACAACTAGTATTACTATAACTATCAATACTATCTTTAATGTCTTCATCTCAACAAATCTTTTTCTTCAAGTAGAGTATAAGTAAATCTATCTCCCCAAATAGGAGTAGCAAGAGTAACAAGATTCATTAGTTCGTTAAAGTCAAAACTACGAGCTAGAACTTGACAACCAGCAGACCAACCATCTACAACAACACTAGAATCTCCGGCTTTATGAATATTAATTCCAAACATTCCTTCTTCAATAGTCTCAGGATTAAAATCAAGATAATAATCTTTATTATTATCACGATAAACTTTAACAGGTTTATGTTGAACGAGAGCTTTATATTGTCCTTTATGATAACCAACTTTCCAAGCACCACGATATTGACCGGGAACTAGAATAGCACAACCTTTAATGTTAACAGGATTAGCAAGACTTTTATAGCCGGGATCTGTTGTACAAGGAAATATAGGACAGAACTTATTACCTTTCTTATTCCAATATTCAATAATGAATGCATCGTTGAATTCATTACTATGATCAGCAGAACGAACTCCGATAAGATTAAGGTTATAATCACCATTAACAAAATAGGAATAACCTTTAGCTTCTAATGTCTTTTTCCAATCTGTTTTAAGACATTTATTAATTAATTCATCATTATATTTACTCATGATGCGAATAGATTTAATTGTTTCTTTTGAGTACCGTGAATAGATTGATAACGACTATGAAATATAGCATTAACTTCATTATCCATTCGATTTATCTTATACCATTTAGCAGACTCTTGTTTAGTAGTATCAATATGAAATCCGTCACTGAATCTTTGAGGACGACCATATTGATTAAGAACAAAAGGAATTTCAATATGACAAAGAGCTAAACCTCTACAAGGAAGACCAGTAATAAGAGATACCATTCGAGAATAGATATTAAGCTGTAAGCTATAAGTATTTCCATTACAATTAGAAAGATGTCCAAGTGGAGGAAGCATAGTATCGTCTGGTTTACTTACCCATTCATTTGTTTCTTGATTAGGACGAACAGTTTTATCTTTACGATAATAACCTGCTTCAAAACGTAATCCAGTGCGATTAGTTTTCCAATCTAGAATAACAAAACCATCTTCACGAATAGGAAGAATATCAATAGTTCCACTAATAAGATAGTCAGGAAGAAAAGCACCGATCTCAGAATATATCTTATAACCTCTATCAGTATAGTATTTAAAGACTTCGTATATTTCCGGATATTTGTTTTCAGTATGATCTATAAATTCATCAATATCTAATACTCTAACATAATCATCTATAACATCTAAATCAGCAACAGTAGTCATTTGAGTACTAGCAGATTTATTAAGATATTTAATAGCATTAAAGAATTTACTGTTTTTACGTATTCCATCTTCAAAATTATTATGATAGACATTACCCATATCACAAGCATTGTCACGAATAGTATCCCATTCCTTCTTAATTAATTTAGCAGAAGTACCAAGTTCTTTGGCTTTATATCTAGCCCAATAATCAGTTTCAAACTTAGGAACATAATCGTGAATAAGAGTAGTAACACTCTTATAAGAGTTACCACAACTATCAGTGTACTTATGAGTTGGTTCATCAAAGAACAACTTCGTCTGCTTGTATTTCGGTGCTATCTGTATCATTATTTTGTTAGTTCATATGTTTGTACTTCCCCCGTAAAGGAGCTTCTAGTATTAGTTTGCGTTAGCCCTAATCTAACTCTCTCGGCTTCAGCTTGAGCTTCAATATCAGCAGCATCAGTAGCTAGCATACTAGTAGTAATTGTTTTACCACCACGAGCTTTACGTTGTTGATTATCTAGCATAACAGCTTGCTTAGCTTCATTAAGAGTTTTAAGTTGGTTAGGAAGGAGATTAATAATAGTACTTAGCTTATTGATATAATCAATAACAACTAGAGTATCTTCGTCTTTAAGCCCACCGTGCATCTTAATAGATAATTGCTCAGATATAAAGTTAGCTGCAAGATTAGCATTATGAAGAGCACGAGACGCACTATTAAGAGCTTCCTCAGCAGGAGTCCAACCTTTCTTATATTCATCAATAATTCGATTAATAAGTTCATCTGGTTCCCAATTAGCATCAAGACCATAATTACTCTTAGCAACAACAAGAGCTTCGGGACGACTATAACCCATTTGATTAGGAGGAGACTTAGGATCAGCTACATAATAGATAACTCCAACTTCTTGAATGTATCTACTTTTAGTAGGAGTTTTATCTCTAATATAAAGCTCTCTAACATCTTTATCTTGAATCTGACGAATGTTAGGAGCAAATGGAATACCTTGCTCATTAACAGCAAGCATTCGAGTTATATCTAAAGGAGCAACTTCAATCATAATTCTACGATTTGAGAAGCATAATAATCAAGAGTATCATGAGCACCCATATGAGCATAAAGATAAAAGTATAATCTGAACCATCTGTCAGAACGAAATCTTTTAAGGATTCTATCAGCGTGATTTCTATTAAGTCTAATAGTTCTATTAATAATAATAGTACGACTGCGAAAACCACGTCTAACTTTAAATCTTTCACGAAGAAGATTCTTTTTAAACTCCATGTACTCTTCACGACTCATTGTATCTCTATGGACTTTCATCACATGTTGATGTTCAATAGCATCTAGCTTTCCTTCATTAGGAACAAAAGCTCCGAAGTATGGAATAGAAACACGACCTAATTCAGCACAACGAGCTACAACTTGACGTTCAACACTTTCGATAATATCTTCAAGTATTTCACCATCAGTGATACTAGTTCGTATCGTAGCAATGATATCTTCTCTACGAACTAGTAAATCACGTTTTTCATTTAGGTCAATAGTAGGCATTATAATCCGAGCAAATTAGAAGCTACAATAAACTTATTAAATGGAGAATTCTCTGGAATACCTTCGTTATTATTATGACCAATAATATCAGTAATACGAATGATCTTATAGTCAACACAAGTAACAGTTTGAATAATAGTAGTATCTAACTTAGGAAGAGTATGACTAGTAGTATCAAGAGTTTTAAGAACAGAAGCAGCTGCACTTTGTCCAACTTTACCAAAGATAGTTCCTCGTTTAATACTCATAGAAAGATCTTTATCAGTATTAATAAACTTACGGATATGACCAATAGACAATTCGTTCTTACGAGTATTACAATCAATACCGTTAAACAAATCACTAGGAGCAGCAAAAATAAAACGATTAACAGGAGTTTTATCGTTATCGTTCTCATCTGCATAATTAGCTTTAATAAGAACAGCTTTAGTATTAGCAAGACCTTTGTTATTAGTATCAATAAGGTCTACTAAAGGAGCAGTAGTTATAAGAGCAATAAGAGCATAATGCTTGCGAAGTTCAATATGTTCAACACAAGAACTAACATAATCAAATCCAATTTCATGAACTGATTGAGGAAGTTTAAAAGTCTCTTTAGTAGAATTGTTAACTAGATTAAGCATAACTACAATAGTTTAAATGAATATTAAGTTTACCAGTACTAACAACAGTAGTATTAACACCAGTAGTAACAGTGCAAACATAAAGATTATAATCG